GCACGCGCCTTGGCCTTTTCACCATTTGGATCGTCTTGAGTACTCTTAACCTTGCGGACAAGCTTTGTGAGAGCCTTAATATCGGCACGGAGAGCAGCAATTTCGGTTTGGATAGTTTCAAGAGACATCTTATACCTTGTATTGCGTCTTAATCTTTAAGTCATAGCATAAATCAAAAATAAGACGGAAATAGCTATCACAATTAAGGCAATTGTAATTTGTGTGTCATGCACTGGACGATCTATGATTCTAAATGGTTCTTTTGGGAAGTCACCAGGGCATCCACCGTGACAGCAGTCTGTGGGGCATGGCAAAACGTGTGGACCTTTACGCACCCCACAGAATTGAATTTGCTTTGGGTCTGATACATCAGAGTAAGCAAAACATCTACATTCTTCAATCACGTTGCACACCATATTATTATGTAGCAATATAATAATGGACACTGAAATTTATTCAGAAGCTGTGATCAATCGGTTCATAAAGAAAAATTTATTCTTCAATGATCCAGTTCTTGAGAAGTACTACGAGACAAATAACATCGCGGCATTCAGGAAAAGAGTGGCACGATTTCACAAGAATGAAAGTTTTGAAAAGATTGTTTATGCAATCGTGACGGATTCTGTTCGCGACATTGTTCTTAACACGGCGGCTGAACTTTCTGATTTTTTGAAACCTATGGGTGATCTCATTATATCTGGTGGTGAAGCTTTCAATATGTATTTGGATAGAAAGGATCGTATCGTAACAAGTGACATAGATACAAAGTTCATTCCTCGTATCAAGTATGATGATAAATATTTTGGTAAACTTCAAGCTATCAAGTTATTATTATGGAATAAATTGGGTGAAATTGCCAAACGAATTGATATGCGTGTCAAGCAACGTTTATCCAACAAGACAAAATTGGGGCGCTTCATTGGTTTAGGATTTGCCGAAAACGGTCCTTATGTTACTCGACGTTATATTCTTATCAAGAAGAAAAAGAAGTCTCAACGTGGTGGTGAACCATCAAAAGCGGATATTTTCATAGATGTAGAATTATTCGCACTTGATCTTAATATCCGGTACTTTTCAATTGAAAAGGGTCGTATCACACAAGAAGTTCTCGGTGGTATGTTGGATATTCCATTTATGAGACCAAAAGAGTTTGGATATGAAATCATTGAGTCAAAGAAACAAGGTGTTACTTACAAAAACAAAGATACTGGACGGATGGTTCATGACAAACGCCTTTATGTAGCTGGAAAGCGATTCCTTCTTGACGATGTGTACCTCATGCAGAAGTTGGGTCTTCGTCCGGAGAAGAAGGCAAAAGATCAACAGCGTATGTATAAACTGGCTAAAATGATTACAAAGAGTGCAAATATATTACCATCTGATAACATTAATACAATTTACAACTACACCCACAACAAGATTCAAACACCAAAAATAATAACAAGACGATATGGTAATGTCAGTATGGCTCTCGCTGCTAAAGTGGATCCCATGAGATACAGTGAATACACAACAACGCCAAAAGAAGATCGTTTATACAAACAAATTGTGTACGGTGTCAAGACTTCTCTCCCAAACATAATCATTCCAGGGTATACACAAACCAGTGGAAATCAACGATTCAATCTCAATACACAGAAGTGGGTAAAGAATACATCTACATCATATGTTAAAAACGAATATAATTACAGACCAACTACAGGTAGAAATATTCCCAATAGTATTGATTTTACAAAGTTATTATATGGATACAAACCAATACGTGATAAGTGGGTTCCACAATCAATTATAAAGAAGGCTTCTCAGATTCCATTCGTTGGTTTAAAGAATTGAGACGAAACTTATATATAACATGTTGTACAACGCCCCAACTAAAGGTGATGATGGACTCTATTTTGTGAAGTCTCTCAATGATACCAAGCGAAAGTGTTTGATCCAATTGAATAAGGTAAAGGTTGCTGATGTGTCAGGAGACATGGTTTTTGATCTTGTTTCAGAAATCAACACTAAAAAGATTACGGATATTGATACCCTTAACCTTGAAGCGGCTCACGAAAATTGTGAAACTTGGTTTGGAAAGCAACTTTCCGAAAAGGTAATTGAAGGTGCGTACACCGCCAGTGTTGCTGATGGTCAGATCACAGGCGAGTGTATTGAAGCTACCAAAGTGTTCAACGCACAGCAGGAGCAAATCGATATTACCAGTGTTGAACCAGGTAAGACATGTGACGTCATCCTTGAATTTTCCGGAATTTGGTTTGCCAAAAAATCTTTCGGATCTTCTTGGAATGTTGTCCAGGTCAGAGTTCACCCAGACCCAATTTTGGACACATACCCAGAAGAATATGCCTTTGTTGATGAGGTTGAGGAATAAAAAAATTGTTTACCATATATAAAAGATGATGAAGAAGGGTCGTACTCAGAACCTCATGATGTTGGTCGCTGTCGCTGTTTTGGTTTACTTACTCTTCACTATGAATAAGAAGTCTGCTTATTCCATTAACGAACGTGAATATTCCATGATTGAAATGGCGCCAGCCGCTGGTCCAGCCGCGGCTCCAGTCGAAAACGGGTGTGGTATGCAGAATGGCACCGGTTTGGCGTCTTCTCTCCTTCCACGTGAAGTTGCGTCCGCCGAGGATTTTGGTGAATTCGCTCCAGAAGACATCCTCGCTGGTCAAAACTTCCTTGAGCCCCGTCAACAAATTGGATTCCCAGAATCGGTTGGTGGTGCTCTCCGTAACGCGAACCAACAAATTCGCGCCGAACCACCAAACGCCAAGGAACCATTCGTTTGGAACAACTCTACCATTGTCCCAGATAGTATGATGCGCTCTTTGTGCTAAATTTCACTTAAAGATTAGACCGTAGCTTTATGTAAATAATGTCAGTACCTAATGAACTTTCTGAGAGCGTTTCCAAGCTTGTGGAACTCTCCAAACAACTTTCTGAAGCAAAATCTGATATCAAGATTCTCAATCAAGAAGAAAAGCGACTCAAGGAGGCAGTCAAGAAACACATGATTGATCAGGGCATTGATACCATTAACCTCAGGAAAGGTAAGATTAGTATTCGTAAGTCGGTGCGAAAGGGTAGTATGAATAAGGATGCTATTAAGGATGGACTCCTCAAGTTTTTTGGAGGAGATGAAGCCAAGGTTGAAGGTGCTCTTAATGCTATTCAGGACAACCTTAAAGTAAAAGAATCAACTTCAATCTCATTAACTGGGATAAAAGATAAGCCCGAAAAAGAAGATAAGTAAATGCCATGGTTTGGAGCCAGTACGTATATGAAGCTACTGTGGGATACGATGTTATCCCCAGCGACGAAGAAGAAATTGACGACGATGTTCATCTCAGTGTTGAGGATTGGCAAATCAAATACTCAGATGAATTGTGGGCACTTTGGGACATAATCCAACGACTTCTTAAAGATGCATATTTAGAGCATTCTTTACTTAATAATTGTGATTTTTCCGATTTTGCCGAATTCTGTTATAATTATCACGATGATGATTGTGATTTCGTTTGGATTCCATATGAGTTTCATCTCTCATACATTTGGAAATGTATGGGTGAATATTTAGAAGATACGGATCTCTGTAGTGAATTTATGGTGGGTGCTACATTTGATCATTGGGTTAAGTTTGTTCATCAGTATACTAAGCAAAATAATATAGATGTATATTAACCATGCTCCCCGATATTACATCCCAAAAAGTCGCTATTCCAGCCGCTCTTTTTTTGGCGCTCAGCCCAGGCGTTCTCTTGACCACCGATGGGCGAAAAGTCAGCTTCGTGAACGGAAAGACATCTCAAATGTCCACTATGTTCCACGCACTCGTCTTCTTCCTTGTGTACAGTCTCATCGCAAAGGCGATGGGTCTTGTTTTGACAAAGACCGACTTGATCGTGACAACAGCTCTCTTCTTGGCACTCAGCCCAGGTCTTCTTTTGACTATTCCACCAGGTTCTGGAGGTCTTCTCCGATCTGGTCAAACGAGCCTCCCAGCGGCTTTGACCCACGCAATCGTTTTCGCGATTGTCTTCGCGCTTTTGCGTCGTCAATTTCCTCAATTCTACTAAATAGGAGGATGAAGTATCTTGTTTTGGGTCCCGCATCAATGGGTATATATTCATTGATTGGGTCTCTAAAAGCACTTGAATCCAGACTTGTAGATGTGAAAGAAATATCTGGATCATCTGCGGGTTCAATTTTAGCGTTACTTTTGGCTTTGGGGATGTCCGTGGATGAAATATTTGAAATATCTTTGTCATTGAATATCCCCGAATTTGTTAAATTACGCATAGGCTCCTTCTTTAACAAATTTGGTTTTGTTGATTTAGATCCTATTCGTAATAAGCTTGTAGAGGTGTGCGGTTGTGATCCAACGTTTGAAGAGTTGGACATGAAGATTTATGTATCTGCATACTGTCTAAATTCTTCAACTACCGAATACTTCTCTCGGGATACTCATCCTAAAATGAAAGTGATAGATGCTGTGTGTATGAGTATGGCTATACCTCTCATATTTGCATGTGGAAAATATGAAGGTAGGACGTATATTGATGGTGGAACCCAGGAACAATATCCAATGTCCCCATTTTTAGACAAGAAGCCTCATGAAGTTACATGTATCAAACTCAAAATGGATCGTGTATATCAAGAAGAAATAAACAATCCACGACAATTTGTAGAATCTCTTATTCGTTCAGTTATCACAAATCGTGAAGAATACAGTAAATATATCAATCTTTTTGAAATAAATGTAGGTGACACAAACATTTTTGACTTTAATATGTCTTATGAAGATAAAATTAAACTATATAACACCGGTTACTCAACCATTAAATAAATTCGTTCCACTTTTTTGTTAACTTAATATAAACAATGAACGCGTGTGACCCAGACGCGGATATAGAAAACCTTAGGAAGTTGATTAAGATCAACGCTGGGGTCGATATTAAGCTAACAAAGAAAGAAATATGCCAGGCTTATCAAGATATTCAGGACGACAAATTGCCTCTTCCACCATTGGTTATGAATTCAAGTAGAACTTATCTCGTTGATAAGAACTCCCCTTTGAATCCCAGTGACTATGAAGTTCTTTTTGATTCAACCACAAAACGTGCAGATCTTAAAAGGATTGCTCGTAAGGTTAATTTAAAGAATGTTGAACAGATGACGAAGAGTCAAATTGTTGATGCCATCGGTAAGCGTCTCCGATATATGAAAATTCATGAACCTGTCAAATTTGCGCGAAAGCGTCGGGTCTCTGTTATGAAGAACACAACCACAGCAGTGAATAACACAGCAGTGAACAACATGAACCGTGTGGTGAACACCACTGTGAACACCAATGTGAACATGAACCGTGTGGTGAACACCAATGTGAACATGAACCGTGTG